TTCCAACCAGTAGCATTACGAAGTGCAAGTGGTGAGCAAAGCGAACCTGCTGCCATTTGCGATAATGCGAAAGTTGGAGTATTAAACAGGTCGAAGACCTCGCTAATATCATGTCGAAGACATGATATTTTTTTGCTCATTTGCTTTCGATTTTGATTACTTTTGATTATTTTTATACTGTTAAATTTATTGTTTCACCAGTGAAGCGTTTTGTTCTTTATTTGTCTTGAGGCCAAAAAACCCAAACATTTTTTTTGTTTCATGTTGATTCAGTATGTTATAATAATTTCTTTTGTTAGTATTAAATAGCCCTCATTCGAGGGCATATTTTTTATGGAAAATACTTTTGATTTAAACTATGCCTTTGAAAAGTTCAAGCCTAAAAATTTGCAAGACTGTGGCAGAGTCGCAAATTATTTGTGTACTGGAAGTTCTTTACAATACCATCCACAAGTAAAATTTGGGCTTTTTCAAAAAATATTAGAAATTAGCCCTGATGGAATTATAGGAATTGAAACAACTGCTGAACAGTTTTTCGGAGTTTCTTAATTCCAACCTTTATAATGACGATGACGACGTAATGAGCTAAGCGAAATTTGCATAGCTTTTACGTCATTATCGAGTTGGGAAACAAAAATATTTGCAAACCAAGCGACCGCAAGGTCGCTCGTAAATAATAAAGAAATGTCTGTAATTATCAATCAATTGCCATATCAATTTCCTTCTTGGAATAGCCTGAAGAATTTTTTGGAAAATAGAAATTTACTTAAAGATGGATGGTTTAACGTTGTTTTTGACGTACAAAAGGTAAACGAAAAGAGTGAAGTTAATGAATATTCATATCATTTAGATTTTATTAAAGCGAGGTGTTTTGATGAATTTAACTCTCTTAAAATTAACAAGGACGATGTGCTATGGATTTGTAGAGTTTCTTACAATTTTGTCAATTCAGAAAGCGAGCGTGAAATTTTAAGAAAATTTGAATTATTGCATAGTATTTACACCGATTCTTAATACGGTTTTTGAGACTTAAAAGAATTTTGAATACAAAGCGACCGCAAGGTCTCACGATAAATTTAATAACAATGAACTGTAAAAAATGTAATTGTTCTTGCGATAAGAAGATGTTGCATAGAACTGCTCCGATAGGCGAAGTACCTGCAAACTGGATGTGCCTTGACTGTATTAGAGAAGAACACCCAGAACTTGCAAAAAACATTGAGGCTGATATGTCGCCAATCATGCAAGATTTAGAAGAGATTTTGCTTTAATTCCAACCTAAAAGTATTGCGAAATGCAAACTAAGGCGAGTTGAGCGATAGCGAACCGCCGGTGCAGCCATTTTGTAATACGGCAGTTGGAATTCAAAAAAAATTGCCCGCCCTCTTAGCTTATTGTCGGAGGGCGGGCTATTATTCTCCGCTTTAAGACAATTGCTCAAGCTCCAGCTCTACTTCATAGAGTTGTTTGTTTTTTTGAAATTTAGCCGTTTTTCGATTCAAAATATGATTAATATTCTTGAATTGAATTGGCGTTTCAAATTTTAACTTGAAGAAATTTACGATGCTCAAATAGGCGATTACTGTCACTTTACGGCCTTTCCGAACCTTCAAAAAATTCTCCCAAAATAACTTGTAGAATGATTTATCTCCAGCCCGGCTGAGTGTAAGCTCAGTTGTGCTAATTTTTGCCTCAAGGTTGCTCCAGAAGAAAACACGAGGAGCCGGGTTTTCTTCTTTCAAATTAAACAATTCTGAGGCTCCGACCGTCAGAGCCGAGCAATAAGCCTGTTGCTCAGGCGTAGCCAACGGTGCCAACGGAATCAATTTTTGATTTAGCTTTGTCCCGTTTTCCACGACTGGCGTATCAGCAAAAAATGATTTTAGTTGCTCGCTCGTTTGCTCTTCGGTAATCAAGTCGCTGTAAGCAAGTTGATATTCGGTAATCTTATCGTAGCTTTCTTCTTTGATGTCCACATTATGAATCACTACGGGTTTTGCATTGATAATTTTATCAAAACTGACAAATTCTACGGTACGATTATTCGTATCAAAAATCCACATTCCGCCCGCAAGTAAGGCAAATTGGTCAAAGAACTCTAATACGCTCCAGTCGGGCATATAATCGGCAAAAACCAATTTATTACGATATACATTGATAGGAAAATCGGTTCCGGGCATTTGTCCCGAAAAATCCCTAAAACTACAAATCGAAAGTGTCGATAATCGCTCATCGAGCGGAGCTTTCCAAGTGTAGCCAATCAGCAAAATTATTTTCTCGAATATATCAGCAAAATAAAAAGATGGAACGAGCGGCAACATCGTTCGTGTCCGCCAGTCTGCGAGCTTCAGTTCGATACCGTTTCGGGCATTGATAACGCCCTCATATTCGCCCTGTTCATTGTAAAATTTAGGAGCTTGAATAGTCGGGAAAAAGTATTTTTTTGACTTTAAATTTTCGTGCTTTAGGTAGAAATTGACCGAATTGTATTCGAGTCTTTTGAAGCTCGTAAACTCCAAATAGCCAAAGACATCCGGGCGGGTGGCAAAATACACCTTGAGCTTAACATTCCTGACCGCAGAGCCCTCAATGTTGATGTAGTTGTCCGACAAGTAGAGCTTCGTACCTGCAAGCGAAGGGCTTGTATTGTATTCAGCGAATTTTGCCGATAATTCGCCAAAATTTGCTTCAAAATAAGTATTTGTGAGGCGATGTCTAAAGATAGTTACGTTATTAACAATAACCTCAATCGTGTGAAGACCGAATTGTAAGTATGCTCTTAAATTGGATTTAGCTCCCGAAGCTCCGCCAAAAGCCACCCCAAAACTATCCATAGAAATCGCCCAAAAATCCGTAATGACCGGCACCGACGGCAGCGTGTCGCTACCGAGGTCTAACTTTCGGATACTTGTGTTCCAAAAATCCGCACTCATACCCGCCGGAGGCACGATTACATCTACCTGAATAGACTGTCGATTTTTCTTCTTAGGCCGCATTTTGCCTTCGATAACTCTCAAGCCACCGATTTGCATCGAGCTAATCGGGTTCTTTATTTCGGTTTTTTGCTGGTAATTTTCAGAAATTCCAAGCAAATTCCGATTTTTTTGCGTGTTCGGTAAAGTATAGTTATAAGATTTATCGCCCTGCAAACTGAAATTAGTCAGGGCCGAATTATATTGATTTGTAACAACTTGAGAAGGTGATAAATCAGCCTCAGTGCCGTCTATGTATAGCCTCATAGCGTGTAATTATTTTCGGTAAAAACATAACGAAATTCGAGTTGAGCCGTATCAAATGCCGCTTTTGAATCATCGTAATTAAACGTTTTGGTAATCGGCACGATACGGTTTTCGAGGTTATCTAAGAAAATCCAAACCGATTTTGATATAAGAATTTCTCTCAAAAATCTTAAATAACCCTGCTCCAGCTCTCCGATGTTAAGCGTAAGTTTTTGATAGTAAGAGGTCTCTTCGTTGGTAAATTCATCTTCAGATTCGACGCTCAGGTAGTCAAGCTCCTGCGAGAGCTTGTACGTGCCTCTGAGGTTCACAGTCTCAAAAACACCGAAACTATTTAAAAATTTAAGCCTGATTATATCGTCGGTAGGCTCAACAACCTCAAATTCAATGTATTCAGTTAGTCGCTCGGCGTTTTGGTTAGCAATCGGGCCGTTCCAAATCGAAACCTCAAGCTGTAAAACGTCGCCAGGTGTTTTATTTGCTAACGACAAACCGTTATTGATGCGGGTTAATGCCAAATATGGTAATAAGTTAAAACCATAAATTTTGTCAAGAAACGCTACGAAATCAATTTCGTAGGTAAATGACAGATTAGGGTTATCGTCGTACGTGCCGGTGATACGCACGTAGTTTACTGAATTATTACCCTCAAAATTGTTCACAAACCAAATGTGTTCTTCATTCTCAATACTTGTTTTTCGCAATCTTGGCTGATTACTCAAGAATAAAGCCGGAGTAGTATTCAGCTTACGAATACCCTGAATCGCTCTGCCAACCCCCGCATTGAGCATTATTTTGTAAGTTTCAAACGCTGTTTTATCTTCCTGAAAAAACTTGATTTGAAGTTCACGCACGGGGTCAGTTACCGATATGCTATTGACAAAAATCGGTAATTCTGGAATGTACGTAGGCAAAAGCTTTTGTACATCCTCAAAGCGGTAATCGCTGCCATTGTGGTCGGCGGCGGCGGTGGCAATCGGCTCGTTATCGAGCGAAAATTCGGCAAAAATGGTTTTTGTATTACCAAACCCATCGTGCCGAAATGTGAGGCGGTTTCGCCCCATCAGAATATCATATCTATTCATTACGATGTAATTATTGATTCTCTATTTTGTTCAGCAATATCACTTAATCCGTCACGAATTTCATCAAAATCTTCACCTCCGAGGTAAACCCTCAGATTATCAAGTTTTCGGTCAAGTTTCTCAATTACCGGAATCAGTCTATCCAAACCTGTAATATTATTAGTGATTTGCGGCATTGCAGCAGTTACGGCACTACTGCCACCACCTGAGTATTGAGGTGTAAAGCTCGGAGTTGGTGAACCCATTCGCATAGATTCCAAAATCGGCTCGACCGCCGCAAAAAATGGCGTATTGCGTACCTCCGAACTAACCATGTACTCGTTGGGGTGGTTGATAGCCAAAAAACCACCATCGGCATCTACACGAGCCGGGCGGAACATCTCAATAATTTTGTTTGTATCTCCCCCAACCTTGAGGCTCGGCAAAGGTTGTGCTGCAATCGTGGCGACTTCTAAAGCCCCCAAGGCACCGATGGCGTAAGCAAGTGGAATATTTGGCAATGCTTGAGTTACAGCTACGGCTGTATTCATAATCGCCGATACGATGTTGTTTGCCTTGTCAATACCAGCTTGTTTGCGGCGGTTTTCCGAAACTAATTTGTCGTGCTGTTTTTCGCTGGCCATTTTGGCCTGCTTGTATTTTGCATCGGTCAAAATTCCCTGGTCTTTTTGTCGCTCAAGCTGTTCACTGACTTTCTCAAATCGTTGGTTTTCTTCTTGCTCCTCACGCTTGAGGCGTGCCGAATACAAACCTGAAATACTCGAAAATGCTCGACCAAACAGGTCGGTAGCCATTTGGGTAACTTCCTGAATTCGGGCTATTTCAGCTTCTTTTCGAGCATCAGCATACTTACGCTGTATGTTTAATTTTTCAAGCTCTGTGAGGTCAGTTTGAGCAAGCTCGTAGCTTAGCTGAGCATCAATAAGAGCCTTACGAGCATCAAAAACGCCTTTTCCGCTCCGCTCCGCATCAGTTAAGTCGAGCTGTGCAGATTCTACGAGAGCTTTACGTCGAGCCGATTCATCCTTGCTCGTTTTGTCTTTTGTAGATTTGAGCAGAGCCGCAAAAAGCACATCATTTAGCGAAATATACTTAGCCTTGATAGCTGCTATTTCCTTCTGAAAATTCTCCTCCGAAATCTTGAGAGCTTCTGCGTTATCTTTCAATAAATCCTGCTCCTTGCGGTATTTTTCTGCAATATTGTCCAGCTCGTTTTTTCGGAGCTGCTCATTAAGAGCATACTTCTTGTTGTAGATAGTCAGGGCGTCGGCTGAGCTTGCCTCAGCTAGCTCGACCTCACGGCGTAGTTGCTCGGTAGCTTGCTGCTGAGCAAGCTGATTAGCTCGTAAAATGCCATCTTGCACCTGCTTTTCACGCTTATCGGCAAAATCTGCCCGAATGGAGGTTACTTCAGCTTCGAGGTTTTCTTGAATCTGCTTGAGCCTAACTGCCAATCGAGTTTTATCCTCGATTTCTTTTTTTGCCGTAGCTTCGTCACGCTGAGCCTTTCGCTCTGCTTGCAGAATTCGTTTGTCTTCTTCCTTAGCAAGAATTAAATCACGCTCAAAAACACCTTCAGATATAATCTGAATTTCTTTAGCGATTTGTTCTTTCAGCTTATCAAGTTTTTGTTCACCAGTGCCGTCGCTGGGTATTGTTGAGCCAAATTGTGATGTTGAGCTTGAACTTATAGGATTATTAGTTCGACGCTCATTCCTTCTATCGTCAATAGAAGGTTCACCTCGCAAAAACCGTAATTGTTGTTCTACAGCACCAATATCACCTTTGTCTTTTTTTCCAGTATTATCTACTTTTCCAGTCCCCTGTATCTGTTGTAGCCTTGCCTGCAATTTTAATATTTCATCAGCAGTTAGCTTAATATCTTCGACTACACCATTTCTTCTATCTGTAAGTACTTGTTTAACTCCAGAATTAAGCTGTGCTTGAATACTTTTTTGCTGTGATTTTAGAGATTCGAGTGATTGCTCATTTGATAGAATTGCGTCTGCTCTAAGTTGTCTCAACGCCTCTCTTTGCTTCAAAATATTTTGCTCAGCTTTGGCCGTATTAATGTCTAATGCTCTGCCGTATTCATCAAATTTTGAAATTGCGGTAGGAATAGCCCCTGCAACTGCATCAATTGCCTCTCTTAGTTCATCTTGAGTAATTCCCGAAGCGTGACCGTATTGATTGAAATCTTTGATGGTATTGATGTGTTTTTGTACATCACTATCAAGAGCATTGACAACCTTTTCTTGCTGCTCAAACTTTTTAGTAACATTCTCAAGATTTGATTCAACATTAGGTAAAAGCTGAGCAAAACTTGTAACCAAAGAAACCCCCAAAGTACCAAAGAAACCCGAAATTTTATTGGTGAAATTCTCAATTTTCTTTTCAGCTTTTGCGATTTCAGCCGCCGAATCGTTGTTGAAAACCTTAAATATTTCATCAATACGAGTACCTTTCGCAAAAGCCTCGTTGGCTACGGCTTCTTTTGCTCGAAACTTATCAAGATTATCCGAAAGTACACCCACTACCTTAACCGACTCCTGCGATTCTATCTTGAGCGTTTTGAATAAATCACCGATTTTCGTTTCGTCTAAGCCTTTCACCCGCTCGGCGAGCTGGGTCAAAAATCCAGTTGGATTTGTCGTGAGCAGTTGCAAAAACTCTTCACGCCCCATTTTGAAGAATTTGGCGAAAACTTCGGCATTTTTCGAGGCAGTCAGTAAGATATTAGAAACCCCACCGCTTGATATTTCGGCGGTTAGGTTGGCTTCCTCGAATACAGCCGCAAACGCTGCCGTTTCGGTCATTGCGGGCTTGAGAGCATCGGGGAGCTGACCGATACGAGCGACAAACTCGGTAATACCTTTTGTCGTCGCCGGACCATCTTCATTGAGTCGTTTGATAGTCGAGCCAATTTTGGCGATTGACTCATCAAACTTCAAATCACGGGTTTCTTTGAAGGTTTCTTTGAGTTTGATTACTTGCGTGGTGGCATCACCAACTCCGCCGAAATCACGAGAAAAAGCTACTTCAATTTTGTCGGCTTGCTTGACAAACTCCTGAACATCCTTAGCAGCTATGTTCAAATCCCCTGCTACCAAAACCAATTCTTTGAGTTCTTCACGAGGTCTTTGAGTGTCTATTTTGCCCAAATCGCCGTAGATTTTCGATGCCGTGAATGTATCAACGGTTAGAGTCGTTTCAATCTCAGAAACTTCACGGGCCCTTTTTTTGATGAATTTGATACCTTCCTCAAATTTCTGCATGATTGTATCCAAGATACGACTTGCGGCCTCCGTTCCGATGCCTACTAATGCACCAGCCACACCACCGGCGAGTGCCGCTGGGAATTGCCCTTTAAGTTGTGATAACAAGCTCTCAGTACCTTTGATATTTGCCTTGCGAGATTCGATAAGGTTCTCAACCTCTTTTGCTTCGGCAATTCGCCGTTTGTTGATTTCGGATTCAAAATCGGCTTCTTGCTCAATATCTTCAGATAGCTGCTTGTAATACTTACGAAGCTGGTCGAGCGATAGTCCTTTGATGCCGTTTGCTTTCACCGCATCAGCAATCTCTTGCCGATATAGCTTGCTACCCGTAATGTTATCACGGATTGCCTTATTGACTTCGTCGAGCTTTTTGCGAGCTTCAATCCACTGAGGGGTGCCAGCAGTGAAAATATTGTTTACTTGATTTTTTAATTCACGAGCGTATTGATTTAACTCCTTTATAGTCATGCCAGCAAGACCGTATTCTTCCCGAGTTTTGGCAATTTGTGCATTTAATGCACGCATTTGAGTTTGCATATCGGTGTACTCCTTAGTATCACGGGCAGTCTGAGCCATTTTCAGGCGGAGCTGCTCAAGCTGCTCCTGATAGATACCTAATTCGCGAACACCTTGCGACATATCAAGGCCGACGATGAGCTGTAATTTTTCAGTTTGTGTGGACATTTTCAAAAGAGTTTTTCACTTCGTCGGTAATCTCCTCGATTACACGCAGTATTACTATTTTTTGCAAATTGGATATTCTTCGGTAAATAGGTCTATTTGTGATTTTCTTTCTTTTTCTTCCTTTCAGTTGCCGGTTATCTTTCAAATCTTGAATGCTTGCTACTCGCTGCCCTTTTCGATAGCCCCTACCCGCTCCCATATCAGTCATTCGGAGCGAATCACGGAAATAGATGCGTATTTCGGTGTAATTCGCCGTTGCATTTAGTAAATGCAAGCGAATGTTTTGACGGCTGGGGTCTGAGACCTTTACGCCTTTCTTCTTAATCATCGAGCCGATAATCCTTTCGGTCGATTTCATCCAATCCTCAAAAAAATTGGTCGGAATCAGTTTTTCAGCCATTTTAGCAAGTATTGCCCGCCGATGGGCGAGCAAAAGATGTTATTTCATAAAAAAATACCCCACTGCGGCGGCAACCGCACCCAGCAAAACTTGTAATCTACCCTGTCGCCTACCCGTTTTTTTTGCTTTTTTTAGCTCATCCTGATAAAATGGTACGACGGTATTTTTTTGAAAATCCTGAAGCTGCTGCACCTGCTTTTTCGAGATGAAATTATCGGTTTTTAGATTTGATATTTCACGGATTTTTTGCTCGCTTGATAAATCCGATATACTCAAGAGTGAGTCAAGTGAGCGGTTGTAGCTTGAGCAATTTTCATAGAGCTGCTTGTAGCGGCTACACTCAATTATTAGGTTTGTTTTTTTGCCGGTAATCTTCGATGAATCGACGAATATGGGCGTTGGCTTCATCGAGGTCGTCGTATTTTTCGAGCTGCTCGAAAAGGCGGTTGCGTTCATGCTCAGGGAGCAAATCAACGCTAAGCTGAAGCAAATCAGCATCTTTTTGAATTTTGAAGGATTTTTCATTGTGTGAGATTTGATTTTTTAGACGAGTTAATGAAACATTAGCATTGCTGAGCATTGCTTCGGTTTCGGACAATTTGATTGCTAAAGCGTTTTTTTCGTCTGAGCAATCAGTTTTGTATTTTTCAAGCAGCTCAATTCTGCCTTGATTGATTGAGTTAGTTTTTTCGAGCTTGTTGATTTCAATTCTTTGATAAATTGCCACTGCGATAATTATAATTGATGCAGCTAAACTAAATAATTTTCTCATGTTAGATTTTTTTTGAAGTTGTGATGAATTTAATAGCAAAGAAAGGACAGGTTACATGGCCGTATCAGTCACCTGTCGCCATCCTGTTCCGTTGTGGTAGCAAAGTTTTTGCAGTGTCGTATTATAGACAACCATACCTGCCGATGGCGATGAAATTGCGTTAATCTCCGTCGTGGTCATTCGCGGAATCCGTACAGCCCGTGTTGTGGAATTAATGTCTAATATTGTGTTAGATGCCGGTGCTGTTGTGCCGATACCGATGTTGTTGTTGGCATCTATACGCATTACGTCTGTATATCCACTGCCGTTCCTAAATTGCACAAAAGAGCTTGCTCCCCCCGTGTTAAAATCTAACCAAACTCCATTTTGCCCTGTGTGCCTATATCCGCCAGTTGTGTAAAAACCGACAGCAGAAGCGTCATTGGTGCTTCTTATTGCCCCTACAACACTAAGCCTGTCTTGCGGGTTGTTTAAACCCATCCCTACATTGCCAGCATTCGTTATTCTTAACCTTTCTGTTTCTCCAGCCAAAAATCTAATATGGTCATTGTAACTGAATATAGTCGCCCCAGACCCGTCTCGTAGATTCCTCCAATAAGTCCTAACCGACCCATTGTCAGCCAACTGTATTTCTGAATAATTCAAAGAAGAGGCACCTGCATTATTGCTTGTAACTCGTAACGAAACATTGTTTTCTGAACCAGCAATTTCTGTCCGCACATTAGGTAAAGCCGTTCCAATTCCTACGTTTCCAGCTACTGTTGCAAGATTTACCCCTTGCTGAAACGTATTGCTTGAAGTCCAAGTGTTTGAAGTTGAGAGTAGTGGCACCGAACCACTCGAATTGGGCATTATCCAAGTTACATTACCAGTAATTGAACTCGCATCAAAGGTTCTCACAAATCCATTTGAGCCAATCCAACTAAACAAGCCCGATGAATTAGCAAACTGCCTAAATCCACTTGCAGGAGCAGCAGGATTCGAGGATTGAGGAACAAAAGACACAAAACCAGCACCAGCCGTGCCGTTTATTGATATCTGATTAGTAGTTACACCTCCAGAAAACGTGTTACTTGCAGACCAAATATTTGATGAACCTAAAACTCCATAGTTCGGCGTCCACCAGCTCGCATTACCTGAGCCATCTGATTGAAGCAATCTTCCTGCCGCCGCATTGAGCGGAATCGTCAAGCTGTTTGGGAATCTTGTATTTCCTAAGAATTCAAGATTCGAACCTTGTATTTCCATTACGGCATTTTCGGCCGCAAACGCATCTTCAGGGTTTTTGTGTTGGTAACTAAATCTTAGCTTACGAGCTGCTCCGAACCCTGTCCAAGAATTAAAAAAATTTGAAAAATCAGAAGTAGATGACGACGACCGAAAATTGACAGCTCCGCCCACTCCAAAAAAAGGAGTAACGGTCAGCGAGCCGCCAAAAAAACGTCCATTGCCAAGCACATCAAGTTGTGCGGTTGGCGATGGTTGGTTCAGCCCTACAAACCCCGTAGTTCCGTCTATAACGAGCGGCGATGATGAGCCACCACCAAAATTTTTGTCAATAGTCAACTTTTGTGTATTGTAGCTTGACAGTGTCCAGATGCGAGTCGTATCAGTCCGGTCGCCGAGCCTTAAACCACCAGTAGGGCCAAAACTGTATATTCTTCCTCGGACATTTAGCCGGTCAGGTGCCTGCGTTGTAGCAATAGACATATTGCCGAGCGAATCGACGGCAAACCTTTCATTGCCAAGACCGTCCGAAAATAGCATAACATTGCTGCGATTAGCTATTCGACTACCGTTGTTACCTCCAATAAGCACATTGTTTGAGCCGTTTGTAATTGAGTAACCAGCGTTATTACCCAGTGCAATATTTCTATTGCCCCGTGAATTATACAATGCCCACCGGCCGATTGCAGTATTGAATGAACCAGTCGTATTAAAATAGAAAGCCGCCGAACCAAAAATGGTATTGTAAGAGCCTGTTGTATTAAAATTGCTTGATATAACTCCGACAGATAAGTTTGAGACTCCTGAAGTATTCCTTTGCAAAGCTCCGTGCGATATTGCCACATTTCCGCCCGCATCAGAATTGTTTGCTGCAAGGGTAAAATTAGTACCAACCACAACATTAAAAGGGTTATTACCAACGCCAGTTCCAACCCGGATTGTGTTAAAATAAGAATCTTGGGCTGTTGTAATACTCGAAAAAGTATTGCCCGAAACACCCCTCGGGGTAATGGTTATCTGTGCATTAAGCGTAGCAGCTATCAAGCACAAAAAAATCGAAAAAAAGTGTTTGATTTTCATTCTAAGCTGTCTGTTTTGTGAATTTTAGCTAAACCGTACAATACAAAATTGATTACAACGCTGATAATCAAAAATTTGGGTGAGATATGTGATGAAATATCTAACTGAGGCATTTCTGCCTGTGCGGCCATGCCCAAGCCAAGCCCGCGAGTAATCCAGTCGAATACCGACTTGATTATGTAAATGATTGCCCAAACATCATCAGGGACCCATTTAAAGTACTTTCTTGCCATTTTTTCGTTTCTTTTTGGTGGATTTCCAGTTTCTAAAATAGTCTTTCCAACTACCATTGTGGTAGTCGATAACGTCGTGCTTAGCTCGCTGAAACTGATTCCAGATTGTGAATACAGCCGCCAGAAAAGCCACGACTTTGGCGATTCCGCTAAACGTAATAGTTAGCAGAATCATCAGGATTGTGTCCTTAATCATATCAAGTTGTGTGTGTGCGTGAGTGCTTCTCATAAGCCAGTTTGAGCTTAGTGTCATACTGATTTTCGGCATACCGAGGGCCGTTGTAACCTCTCGCAAAAGATGCCCAGTCTTTGCGTTGCAATTCGTCGAGCAAATTGCGTTTATCCAAAAAGATTGTGAAGGACTTCAGTTGTTTACCTTCGCCATCAAAATAATCATGAACCATACTCACGACATCAGGATAACCCGCCAATTCATAATTGAATCCCATGATTTGAAACATGCCCCACGAAGCAGATAAATAGGCAATTTCTGTTTTTACTTTAAGTCTTTCACAAATAATTATTGCCACACTTAAAACTTCTCTTCTCAGTTTCATAGTGCTGGTCCAGTCTATTTTTCTGTTAGTAAACCTAATAAGCGGCGGGTATAATGCTCTGTTCCATTTTTTGCTCAAGATGGTTGGATGTTGCTTCATCATTTCAATCACACGAACTTCAGGAACAACCTTGCAAAGTTCTTGATAGAAAATATGCGGCTCAAACAAAAATATTAAGTTGTTTTCGTCGTCAAACCCGCCATTCGGGCTTTCAACTTCACAAACCGCCTTAATCGTTGCTGTTTCAAGATTATATCTCAAAGCGGTTCTTTGAATTTGAAAATCTGTTAGTTTCTTCATCAGTTAAGATTTTTAAATTGGATAGAACAAGTTGTGCCGGTGGCATTCACAAATACGGAATTCACCTTAATTGTTTGCTGGGTATCTTGCCTATAACGCACTTGGTCGCTGATACACATTCCGGGATAAAGCGTCATGGTGGTATTGGTGCTATTGTCCCGGACAGTGGCATTCGTAAGGCCAACATTGCAAACCGAATAGAATAGTACTTCAGACGAAATTGTATAAGTGCTACTTGTCTCAATGAAGCTGCTGTTACGGCTCACAACCTGTGTAAAAATCGGTGTAAAAACATTGTTTGTGCTGGAGCTTGAGCCGATTCGTTGATTCAGTTCATCAAGTTTCTCGCCAGTGCTGGTTTTTCCTGAAACTGTAATTTCTGAAAACGACCCCGAAAAAACGGTAATTCGAGGGCTATTGCCCGAATAAATCGTAATACGATTCAACTCTGCCTGATAAGTGTAGCTTGCGGTAGCTATCGGGTAAGATTTTACAATGTTAGCTCCGTTTACAGTCTGTGTATAGAGCATAGCAGCGTTCGGGATATCGAACGTGATTGATTTTTGAGCCATAGTGGCCAACGGCATCAAGAATAAAAAAAGGATTTTTTTCATGGTAACCAATTTATTGGGTTTATGTATTTTGATTTTGCGAATCCTACCGAATAAGTAAATGTAACAGTATGCCCAACGCACGAGCCAAATTCGCTTTCGATTGGGTCGCCGTCTATCGAGTTTTCTTCGATAGTTTCAAGGGGCAATTCGCCTCGTTCTTTGTCACGCAACATTTTGGCAAGAATCTCAAGGCAATAGTCAAGAGCTTCATCTTGCAGCTCCACGACACCTTCATCCGAGCGTGGATTCTCTTTAATAATCTCGAAACCCGCCTCAAATACCAGCCGAGCGAGTCGAGAATCATTTATTTGATGCTTGAATCGGGGCTTGAATAGTACAAGCGTCCACTCTGCGAATGAAAGGTTTTTGCGATTCTTAGAGATAACCTCTTCGACGCTCATCATCACAAACCGAGGCACTACCTCAGTGTGCGAAATCGGCACATATTTCGTAGCAATCTGCTCGAAATAGGCTTTATATTGGCTTATTTTTGGCATTTTCTAAGTCTTTTTTGCGTTGCTTGTATTCGGCAATTCGGTGGTTAATAAATTCCAGTACTGTATAAGCATTGGTCTGATAGACCGATATTTTTCTGTCCGGCGATTCGGCAAATACAATCATTTGAGTGTTGAAAGCCTCTCGCATATTCTTGATTTCAGAGAATAGAATTTCCTTTTTTGGCTTATCAGACTTCGGAAAAACATGCTCAAATCGAGCAGCTATAAAATTTCTGCATCCGATGTAGAAATCAAGGATAGTTTGCCTTATCTCAATCGGAATCTGCTTGCCGATTCTCTCGTGAATCAGCCCATCTTTTGCCCGCCCTTCATAGAGCTGCTCGGTTACTGGGCGGTACAAAACCGCTACGAGCTTATTTAGATGCTCTTCTTTTTTGGTTTTGTGATACAACCAAAATTGCTCGTCAGCATCAATAAATTGCCCGTAGGTAATGTTGCCGAGATAATTCTCAGGACCAACCAATCGCCTAATTTTTCGTTCGCCCAGGTTGTTAGTTTCAATCAGTAATTCTGGTATTTTTTGCATAACCAAATCCGTCGATTGTAATATATGCTCAGCAATCATCTGAAATGCTTCAGCAGTTTCACTCTCCGCAAACGAGCTAACAATGAGCTGAAACTCATCAGGCTCGCAGCATAGCTGAGCCCACCGAATAGCAAATTCGGGCATGGTGATTTCGGACTGAGCTATCAGTTCTTTAAGAGCTGTTAGCTGCTCGCTCGTACACTCGTTGAAATTCTGAGGAAATTCAACGAACAATTCTTTTTCGTTGGTTATTACAATCATCCTAAGAATATTGTGTTGAAATAGTCCTCATTCCTGAACGGAATCGTCTCATTCTCGGCGTTTGGTGCAATGTATTGAAGCTCGGTAGCATACTTTTGTAAATAAGCCTTAATCATGCTCAAGCGTGTATTTCCCCTTCTCTCAAGGTCGGCTTGCCATCGGTCGAGCTTGTTGGTCGGAGCTTCTTTCAGCCCCCGGCTCTTTCCTGCCCTGGTGTCATCAAAAACAGTCAGTGTATTGTACGAATCCCGCACAATTGCCATTGCCGATATCGCCCGTGCAAGTGCCAAGCTCGCAACCACTGGCTGCACATACTTGGTGAGCAGCTCTTCGTAAATTTTTTTGATATTTGGGTCGTTGCCAAACTCTCTCGAATAGAGTTTATAAAGGATATTATCGGGAATAAGCCCCTCGATAATCTCAAACTCGACGTCCTCGATATAGCTTTGCAAACCCATGAAAACGTGCCTTTTGCCTTCGATAAGTCGAAATTCATCGGCACTTCTTACTAAATATTTTGTGTAGCGGCTGTAAGAATCAGACTGTTTCCAGATTTCAAAAAAAGCGTCATTTTTTTCAAGATGAGCGAGAAGCATTTCGAGGTACATCAACCCTTTTGCCTTGCTCGACAAACTCAGGTCTTCTTTGTCTTCAGCCGATGCCTGTTTCTTGCCTTCGGTTACAACCTGAACAATTCCTTGAGAGCTGATTTCAGACTTGCCGATAGGCATATACAAGTGCAAAGCAAGGTATGCCGTGCTGAGCTTGAGTAATCTTACATACTCAATCGCCTTTGCATTCTGAGAGTTTTTGATGTCTTCGTATTGCTCTTTTGAGCAGTACGGAAACACGTAAGTATCTGCGGCAAGCTCAATGTCCTGCTTCATGTTTTTAAATACCGAGCCGAGATTGACTGGGCAGGATTGCACAAAATCGGCTTCATTAGCGAAAATAGCCATGTTATTTATTCATTGTGGTGTCACGCTTGTCGGGTGCAACATCGTTAAGTGTCTGAAGATTCGGTACAATCGAGCGGAGCAAAATACGTCCACCGTTAGGAGCTTTCCAGCCGTTAAACCGCATCGCCCAATAAAACGGCGATTGGATATTCGTTACGTGGCGGGTTGCGGTATTCATCTTGATATTAAATGCCTCTCGTTTATCGGAGCCACTACCTGCACCCATGCCCGACTTTGTTGAGCCTTGCAAAGTTGGGTCTATACCGACAGCTCGTTGGATATTGCCTCTAACCTCACTTAGAAGCTCTATGTAAGATTTGTCGAATACGTTTCCTTTCAATTCTGTGATTTTCCAAAGTGAGTATTCTGTGCCGTTTGCCCCTATTTTGTGATTGATTTCCTTAATCGTCATCACATTTCGCCCAGCCGCCAAAGTTCCATGAAGCATTTTGTTAAATATTTCAAGTTCTTCTTTTATGATTGCATTACGCTCGTCAGGTTTAGATTTTGTCCACTTCTCTTTGTACTTCTCCTCAAAATATGACCTATCTACCTCGATATGGTATTTGACGGTCATCTGGTTTTTGATAATTGACTTGAGCGTTTCATTCGTCAATGAATATATCTCCACCGAGTGCGATGTAACCGCAGCATAAGCGGGTGTAAGTGGATAGTATGTTCTACCCGTTGCAATCGGTGTTCGGTAGATGTAATTTGTATATTTTTCTTTACGAATGACCTCAATTCCGTGAATGAGCGGGTCGATAACCGGAACGGTGATGCTATCAGGACTATCAGAGCGGCGTGACAAATGCCAGTTGGCATTGATGTACGCATTTTCTACAACGCCCGATTCATTTTGTATCTGCCAACGCAGATTTTGAGCTTTTTGACCCGAAATGTGTAAACACCTGATTTTTGCCGAATCAAAAATCAATTCAGGAGCTGGCAAACGATGAATCACATAATCACGGATAGTCTGCTCATAGGCATTTTCGGTGATTGGATGGTGGAGCCAGTCTTCGATTTCGGGCGATATCCAAGACACAAAATGTCTTTCGCCATCCACAACCTCTTCGTAGCCGACTTCAATTCCACCCGCATAAATACGGTCGATTTCCTTCTCTACGGCATCAATTAAGATGTCATTAGCTTCAACTTGGGCTTCCCAAATATTTGGAAATTGGTTATCATCACCCCATAATGCCACCTTATCCTGCTGAAGTGTTTCGGTTTTTTTAGGCGTTAGCGGCTCAGGCACGCCCTTATTTTTTGTGCTAAGCGTAGCTTGATAAACTTGATTGTCATCAGCAATAACTTCTATTTCAAATGAGCCTTTTTTAGTCCCAGATAACTTCACGTCCATTGAATTCGAGAATTAGTCGTGTGTGAATTTTGGCGATATTACCAGTAAAATACGTTTTCCCAGATTTTTCATCCTTAGCCAAGATGGCAAGATTGACAGTCTGATTTTTGAAATGATTAGGATTCCGAGGCGTAGCCTCACGGAGCGGGTTATTGAGGCCCAAAAATGGCGAATGCCTATCAAGGTTCGTAAACTTGATAGCACAATCGAACGTGATGATATCGCCTCCAGTTTTTTTCTTTCGGTCATACGTAACGACCGATATCGAAAAAGGAATAGGATTACCACGTTTATCAAAATTTTCAATTTGAGTTCTTACCTCAGATAAAAATATTGTTGCCATAGCACGAATTTACGGGTGCTAAAAATCGGCAGAAAGGACAATAGAGAGAGAGAAGTTCGGATAGTTCTGATTGCTACCCCAGGGCATCTACACAATTAAGGTTGTTTTGTGCGAAGGAAAAGCGGTGGGAAAATAACTTTAATTGAGGCGATGCCTACCCAGCACGGCCGCCGAAAACCCTACCAACTTAGTAGAGTTTAACGGTTGAAATTAGAAGAAATTAAAATAATAAATCAAATATGTAATCTGGTTCTAAACCGTATTCGTTTAAAATTTCCTCGGGGTCTTCCAAGTCTTCCAAAACTCGGTTTCTCATTTCTTTAATTTCATTTTCTGCCGTTTTTACTGAATAGTTATGAGCGGCAATAAGTGCATTTACTAAATCCATTTTTGAGTTAGGGCAAAACTTTATTTTGCCGTAAACTCTTAGTTTACGAGATTTTTGCATAAATTCGTCTCTCTGTTTTTTAATCGTTAGAAAATAGATGTGTTAGCCCTTAGCCGTTACGAGCGTCTAAGGGCGTTTTTTTGCTTAAAACTCCATCATTAAGAGTTCGACTTCCATTTTTCCCTTTGCTTCCTTGCCCTGCTCAATAGCATTAGCAATAAAATCAGTAATCATACTTTGATTTGTGAAATGTAATTCGTGACCTTGTTGATTAGAAATAATCAAATGAAGACCCGACCCATCCAAACGGCTGAAAAAGTTTTCAGCCCTTTCAAGTTTCGTGCAAAACTCATTGTAGAATTCGACTTTTGAATTAGCCTTTTTTAACTTTTCGTTTAACTCCTGCAAAGTTTTTGCCTTTGGCAAAACCTTCGGTTCTTCGGGTTTTGAGGCTTGCACCTGGTCGGGGGTGGTTACGGCTGGCGTTTGGTTGTTTGTAGTAGTTGCCAAAACCTTTGTTTCAGCTGGGGCAATAGTAGGCGTGTTTGTCGCCTTTGGAGCGGTTACTGTTTTTTGCATTGTCGTTTGATGTTAAAAATGTGTTATAAAATTGATTTTTTATCTAAAATCACCATGTTACGAGCATGTTTTGCGTGACTTTCGATATATAAAAATACGAAAATTTGGTGAAAAAACAATAAAAAATGTAAAAAATTTTCACATAAAAATCTGATTTTCAGTTAGTTAAATCAGATTTCACAAAATTTTAAAAATTGAATATACGTTCAAGTACGTTGCGAACGCCCTATTCTGTTTTGGCGAACGCCAACAAAAAAACACGATATGTGAGGAACAAATTTTGTTTTGTTCCTCACGGTGGGGGCAAATTTTGGATTGAAAAGATTATGCGGAAACTATACCGTAATAAGAAGTTGAACCACTTGAATAATGGTATAAATCGTATTGTAGCAATGTATCACCCGCTTCGGTGGGGTGAGTCGCATAGATGGGAGATATACCGCTGTTGGGGTGTTCAGAGCGTTTATCTTTCTTAATTTGCTGCCCCTTTTTGGTATCAGAAACAAGGGTGGGGGTGTCCTTACTTGCATCATACCATATTTCGCAGTTGTTTCGGTTGTAGGAAAAGCGAAAATCAAGCTCATTAGTTAAAAGTTTTAGCCATTGGTCATACAAGTCTTCATGTTTCATTGCTTGCCCTACATATATTCTTTCTACATCGAAGCCCTCCTCAGTTAGCAGCTCATACATATCATCTGCTTTTGTTTTCAAGCCCGCTCGCTCACCAGCAACCATTGTATTGTTATAGATTAACCGCACCTTATTGTTGGGGCATCCTCTATAATAATCTACAAACATATTAGCTACGGTTTTGTGGTCTGTTGGGTTCTTTGGCTCTGACATGCAAGAAAAGTAGTTGATAAACTTACGTTCAGCTTCGCTTCTTTGACCTACGACTATACAGTTATGGATAGCGTTGCAATCCATTGATATATCGAAAGGTAATTCATAATCAATATCTAAATCCCATTCCCAATTGTGCTTTAGCTTACCACTCAACTTATCAACGTAATCATAATCAATAGCATCAACGTAGCCGTGTTTCACATCATCAAGAGCTGAATAGAAACAGTTAGCCACTTCGCCCATTTCTTCGTTAAGAATTGAAATATTCCAATCTATATCAGTTAAGACTTTTCTCCATTCCTTTAGTGTGCGAATACCCAATATGTGTATGTTATCAAGACTTGATGCCTTTGCATAATACACGAGGTCATAACGCATTTCATTCATCAGGTCTTCACATTCCTGAATGAGCTTTGCGTTCTTTTTCGGGGCTTTTCGCAGGGTTGAAACATACTTTTGAATAGCAAGAATGTTATTCACCGTTTCAACATCCATTTCTTTTTGGTAATTCAGAAACCATCGACCTCTCACATCACGTGGAGCATCAGATTCGATAAGTTTCGAGTGGTGTTCAACCAGCGAACCAAATGTTTTCCCGTTGGGTAATAAGTTGGTTGTTCCACCCCTCAGCGTAGGGAAAACATCATCGGTAATGGTTTGACCATTCAGCTTTCTGCCCTCAAATACACATCCGTAGTCGAATGATTTTGAGTTTACCATTGCCTTTCGGTCGAGCGATACTAACTTGGTAACGCTGCCATTAACCCAAAAAATGAAATATTTTGGGTTATCGACTGCCAAATAAGGTTTAGGTATTTTGAGAGCTTCCGGCGGCGTTTCTCGCACCCAATAATGCACACCTTCTTCTAAGCCATAATCTGCCCAGCCCTGTTGCAATTCAGGAATGATGGTATCTATTAAGTGGGCATAAGATAGAGATAGCATAAAGCCCGTAGAACGGGGCATTTTCTTCGCTCGGTCATATATCCAAGGAGCCGAGACACCCCTTGTTTTTCCAGTTCCTCGACCGAATTGTGCGACAGTAAGCGGTGCATTGACGAGAGCGACTCGAATCTGCGGTAGATTGCGATGGACCTTTCGAGATTTAGGTTTCGGCAAATCTCTATTTGGTTTATCGTCAAAAAGTTGTAGGTGTATTTTATTCAAGGTCATGGATTTTCTTATTTTACTACTTCATGGTCAATGTCAATGGCATTCATGGCCTCTTTGCGGTGTTTTTTACGTCTGAAGGCGGCTTCGATGGCTTTTAGTTCATCAGAGCCAATATCAGGCACTTTTTCAAATAACTGAGGCGGATAAAAACCAAGCTCGACATCAGGAAGGTGCAATTTCTCTTGGTCAATCAACTCTTTCGTACCCATGTACTTTTCAATCAGCTTATCTTTGTTGGCATCGCACATTGCCATCGTTTTGGCGTCGCCATTGTCTTTTGCGATTTGGCGTGTTTCGGCGATTTCTTGAAGTAGGATGTCCACATGAAAATCACGTGTAATAGACTGAAGCGTGAGAGAAAATAGTTTGGGAGTTATATCTACGAGTTTCCAAGCCCATGACTCGCTCATGCCATGCTCGGCAGTTAATTTCTTAACAACCTTGATTCTTGAGCCATATTTTACGTACAAATCCCTGCATTTGTGCATCATCTTGATTTGATGTTCTACACTTGACGAAATCAAAAAATCTTTTCGATTTGAAAGAATTATTTCTGTGAGTTCATCAAGCTCAGTATGTTGTGTAACGACCTCAGTATCTAATCCAAGGCGTTTATTCTTATTCTTTGCATCCATTTTTCCGTCATTTTTTGGGCTTCGGCAGAGCCTGCCTTAGCTTGTCTAATAATTGTGTGTCTGATTTCAGCCTGAGTAATAAGCTGACCTTTCAAAACTTGATTTTTGAGACCAATAGGGCATTCAGTTAGCATCAGCTCAACTTCATCGTCGGTGAATAATAATTTGCCAAGAAATTCAGGCTCCAGCCTGAATTCATCTTTTACAGGAATTGGTTTTTCATCCATTTTTTGTGGAATTCTACGCTCATGTCTGAGCAATTGATAATGCCTACTTCAGTACGCTTGTTTGTCGTCCAATTTGACGACGAAACGATAGAAATATTCCATTCCGGGTTTTCTACCAACATAACTTTTGCGTGACATTTTGAATAGGTAATATTATCGAAAATCATTTTTGCAAAACCCAGAGCTTTGCCGTGATGCTTTTCTATTTTTTCTTCAAAATGCCCACTTAGCTCGCCGATGTAGCCCTCAGTTTTGAGTTTGTGCAACTTTTTGAGCGGTTTTTCTGTGACAGCCCAGGTTGCAATCGTAACATCGGCTTTGCCTGTCTTATAAAGTATTTTTTCAAGAACGTGATGGGTGGACCACGCTCCGTGCGTCACGTACTCAATTGTGTGGTTGGGTGATATTAGACTCTCGATTTTATTTAGCTCATCTGGTGTTATGTACGCCGATTGATGAGCTTCAAATTTGAAATCATAATTCTTCTCAAATTGATGGAACGATAAGTCCTGCATGGAGAAAAGCATCTTCTTTTTCGAGTATAGTTTGTATTTGATTGATTCGATTAATACGAGCTTTCACCAGCTCTACCTTTTTAGGGTCGTTTTTAAACTTCATGATGTACTTGTAGTCGGTCAAATAAGTTTTATTGAGCGTTACAACATCAAGCGTTTCAAGATTCACCTCTACAGATTCGGTATGTTTGGGCAGCTCTCTATACTCGTCATAGTGATTCGTATAATCCCACAGCGGCTTGATTTCATCGAAGTTATCAAGGATGAGAGATGCTAATTTCGCCCGCTCTTCACGTTGCTCAGGCATTTTTGCGAGGGCCTTCAATCGGCTATGAGCATCCCTTGATGTTGCGTATAAGTATTTTCGGCGATTTCTTTTTTGTACCACTGGCTCTGGAGCATCGTCCGATTCGCTGGGCAACTTGGTATTTTTTGGTTTGTGTTCAGCCGAAAAAACAGGTGCAATCGTACGATTGAGAATGCCTTTTTTAAGCGTCTCAAGTTCCTCAACGAGCCGCTCAGCGTTGTAATCATCGAAACCTTCTTCAAACATCGATTTGAGGAACAAGTCATCCCCAAATCTGTTATACAGCTCAACCCCTATCCAATAGTCACGATTAGATTTGAGCCATGTGTCAATTAACTCGAACATAGTTTTAAGAAAAAAAAGCCTGACTAATCAGGCTTTTCGGGTGTGGATTTAGGAGTAATTTTGGTTACGTGGGGGCATTTTTTTGCCGCTAATTCATTGGCCGTTTGGACTGTTAGTGTTGAAACTAAGTAATCCTTAAAGTCAAAATGAAAATGCTCAACGCCTGCTGTAACCTCAAATTTTCCGTCCAAAATTGATGTTTTCTTTGACATATCAATAAGGATTAATAAGTGATTACCCCACCGTACACAACAGGCATGTAAGGTTTCGCCTCAATGATGAATTCGATGTACTTCTCATCACCATATTTTTCTCCGGAAACAACCTGAACAGAGCCTCTTTTTACTTTTGCTAAAGAACCCGTCGAAATGCCATCTGATTGACCGATGAGATAGGTTTTACCACCTTCGCAAGCCTCGTTAACATTCGCTAAAAAACGACCTTTGAGATTCTTGATAAAACCAAGATTATGAGGCGTGTTTTGGATACGCATTTTTGCTTCAGTTACAAAAGCACCACCTTCTTGTCGAATCGTCATCGAGCCGGTTTCAAAAATACAGGGGATTTTAAAAGTTTTTTTGGTTGCTTTCATGACGATAGCACCCGATGCAGTTACAGACGCCTCCATTGCAGTTAATCCGGCACCAGCCGCCGATGTCCATGTCGGGTAAGTTTGAACATCCTGATGAAGCGTGATTCCAAGTGTGGATTTTAAGCCTGCGATTTCATCCTCTCGGATATCGCAATACTCGGCTGATTCTATTTGAACTTCGGTACAAGCCATTTTTTTAAAATTAATTGTGTGAAAAAAAACAATAAACAGATGTGTTAGCCCTTAAAACAAGAGTAAGATTAGGCTTTTTTATCGCCCTTTTCGGTTGTTTTTTTAACCAAAATGCCCGATTTGCTTTCTACGAGGTATTTGATTACCTCTTCGTTTTTAGCAGCTTCAACCGCAGTATAATTAGTGGCTGGGGTTTCATCCACGCCTGGAATACTGAAGCTCGGGGCGATGAAAACATAATTCTCATCGTTATACTTCACGACAGGCAATCCGCCTTCGGTTTTTTGCGAAACCTTTTCTTTCAACTTAGAGATTTCGGACTTAGCCCCCTCTATGTTTTTGTTCTGTTCCTCGATAATTTTGGTAAGTTCTTCGATAGTCTTACCTGCAAGTTCTTCCTTTTTCATTTGAATATTTAAGATTGAAGGCTACTCAAAAGAGTAGCCTGTAAGTTTCAAAGATTAACTATTAAGCCAAGTCTTGGCCGTTGTTCCACACCCAAGCTGGGTTAATGAAGTTGTAGCCCTCATACCAGTCGGTTGCAAACAACACATTGTAGATTTCATGTTTTTCGAGGTCAAAAACATTTTGATTTTCAGCCCCTTTAATGAAACCTACCGCATTACCCTCTACGGTCGTCCAGATGAGCGGCGAACCTTCTTGGGACATCACACCCACGACCTGACACATAGTGTCGATGATATAGGATTTCTTATCGCCAGTTTGGTCATAATTGACGTCGTATTTTTTACGCATACCCCGTTTGAAGCGAGTTTCAAGCGTGCGGCTCATCACAATCTTTTTGATAAACTTTCTGTATTTCTCGGGAATCGAATAATAGAAAGTTTCGATATAATCTACAAAAAGAATAGGGTCAGTTGGTACAGCTCCCATTGCGATTGTCGAGCTAAGCGGAGCAAAAGCACCCGCCGTGTTGTAATCACGTAAGATTTTTCGCAAGCCATCACGGGCCATGAGAGGCGTACCAGCAACGCCAGTACTGGCATTAGCCGGCAGCGATTTGACGCCAAAAAATGTCGTGATTGTTTCGTCGTCTTCCTGAGCTTTAGCAATCAGGAATTCAGAAATTTGAGCTACGATAGGTGCTTGAGTACGGTCTACGCCTTTTTGAACCCAAAAATCTAAAGCTGTTGCGGCCAAATCATCGGGTTTCATGCTCACGTTGATTTTTACTCGGTCCAGATTGAACGGATTCGGGTCGAAATCAAGAGAGCCAAGGTGCGAAAACTTAGCGTGGAATGGCTGCAAAACTTGCGTTAGCGAGGTGTTGATGTTGTCAATCCTTGTGTTTTTCGTCGGCTTAGGTGAGAATAAAACCTTCGTTTCCGATGGCACAAAGATTTGTTTGTGCAAGTTTTGAGTGGTGATAGTGCCTTCTTTGAAGTGTTGCCCATATTCGGCAATCAGCTTGGCTGGTGTAATGACCATTTGTGTGAATGTTTAATAAATGTGTGAAAAAATGTAAGTAGCTGTGTGGATTTAGCTTACTATACGATACCCATAGAGGCAGCAATGAAATCACTACCCGTCATGAGTTTGGGTTCTTCTTCTTTGCCCTTAACCTGAATCGGGGCATCAGCATCCGCTCGTGGCGTTACCTTTCCCGTAGCTGTTTTTTTCAACTCAGCGATTTCAGCCATAAGGTTAGCATTCATCTGTTGCATAGCCTTAAACTCAGGTGATTCTTCAGCGGCCTGTGCTGGTTGTTGTGGTGGAGTAGCAGGCTGTTGATTTCCTTCAGGTTTTGTCTTAGAACCCTCAGCTTGTTCGCCAGTTGCAGTTTCAGACCCCTCTGCTTGGGCATCATTGTTGTCTTCTCCGTCACCATTTTCTATCTCGGTAGCACCCGCTATTTTTAGCCCACCGACCAAGAAACTTGGTACGTTCATTTTAACAGTTTTCATATTTGAATTTTGGTTAATTGCTGATTTTTGGGATTTTTCTTTCATCGACAATGCTTTTTGATAAGCAGCTTCAAAACTGCCAATTTCGTCGATAAGCCCCGCTTCTATTGCTTCCTTGCCGATGAATTCGGCACCTTGAAGAGCCTTCTTAGAGGCGTTTGGTCTTTGCGTTTGAATAAACTCCATGAATGAGCTGTCAAACTTGAAAAGAATACCATCCGTATAGCCTTTGAAGTCGCCCTCAACAGCTTTCCGATAGGCATCATTTTTTAATGGAGATTCTTTTGAGTAGAGAGATTCTACCTTTATTCCATTTTTTTCATACCACCCTTTCCAGTTTACGAAGGTTGTCATTACGCCAATCGACCCTACGATAGAATCACGTGTAGCAAACTTATAATCATCCCCGGCACCGATATACATTCCTGCCGAACACTCCATTCCTTCGCAGAATCCTACAATTGGTTTTGGATAACCGATTTTGTAATCCGCAAATGCACCTGTTCCAAGCACGTCGCCTCCAGGCGTATTTTTGACCTCAAGTATAGATTGAATACTTTTGTCGGCTTTGGCTTTTTCGTACCAGCCAATGATAGTTTTTGTGCCAGCAGTACCGCAATAATCCTCTTGTGTGATTGCCCCGATGACAGGAATGACAAGCACATTTCCCAGCTTCACCGGGAAATGGTCATAATACCAAGTGTCAGCGGTTGATACGTAAGGCTCTGGACTATATGCGTTAAAATTTTCGACAAATCTTTGCCCTCTTTCGCTGATTTTTGACGTGTCACGCTTTGAAAAATCATCATCATCATAAGCCTGAATCTGATTTGTCATAAATGATATAGCCAGAGGCATCAGTCCAATACCACTTGCTTGATGGATGTGCCAATTACCACGGGCAATTGCCGAAAGAAGTAAGAAATTTGGTCGTTTCATGCTACAAACATGAAAGCCAAAAAAACAAGTAGAAAGGACAAAAAAGGCACTCAAGTGAGTGCCTTTTTGTGATATGCAATATGAGTAAAAAGCTTAAATTGGCAACAATACACCGTCCGAAACAATGTTTGTGCGAGTCTTATCTCGGATGAAAGCCTTAGTTCCGACCTCAATCAAAACAGGTACTTCAATTACGATTCCATCGGTCCAGTTTGCCACCGCAGCGGCGGTAAGCCCAATTCCAATTTGCACATTTGCGGGCGAAATATCGCAATATACTACGTTCTGAACGGTAAAAATGCGAGTTGTCTGCGTATTTTCGGGATTGATTACAACATCGGTCGAGAACGGTGATAAACCATTGTCATTTTGATTTTTGAAACGATATATCCCTGCTGCAACAGGCGTAAACGCCCAGCGGTTATCTACAAACGCCGTCTGAACCGATTGAATCGGAGTAACCCCACCATCTTTAAAAATCAGAATTGTTCCGGGTTGATTGGCCGTGCCGTTAAAAACCACATTTTGTGTTCCGGTTGCAGCACCGGGCACAGGAGCTGCCGGAGCTGGTTGCACAACTTGGGTGTATATCCCAGCATTGTTTGTATAGCCGGCTGGTGTAACGAATGTCGTGTCATAATCAAGCCCCGCTTGGTTTGTTTCGGCATTTGCAAAACAGTTAACCAAGTTGGACAAATTAAGTCCTCCGACTGCCGTAACCATTGTAGTGTTCAACAGGTTTTTGCCCCTTACTTCAAAGCTCAACGGATTCTCTGTGATGACTTTGATAAGGTAAAATTTCAGCCCACCATCAAAAGTTTTTGCTCTTAGAAATTGACTATTTGCGTTTAAGAGTGCAATATTTTGGTCGTTTGTGAGGTTACAAGCCTGAGTAACAGCAACGGTCGTCGAAAACTGTGACTCGTTGTTGTTTTTCTTTGCCCTAAACTTATAAGATTCCGTTGTTGTAGGCCTAAAAGACCACGTGCCGTTGTTCCCCATACTCTGGGTTGGCACAACGGTTGCAATCTGCTCGTTTCCCCTAAAAACCAAAATGGTATTGGTATAGTCGGTAGTTGTACCGTTGATTGTCGAGCCTAATCCTATTGAGGCGGGCGAAAGAATAGCTGGGGCATCGGGTACACCTACGGTATTTTGATAAAACGGGTTAGCAACTTGCTGGGCTACTCCGCCGTTTATGTTTGGGTGTATAACCTCGATTGTAGGCGTATTCGGGATTCTCGCTCGACGAGAAGTGTAAGCCCCGATTGTCTGAGGCAGTACTGGTACATCGTCATTATTCCACCGCACTTCATTATTTTCGTAGCTCAATTGTATGTAATCCTGAATATAATACTGATTCTCAGTTCTGTCCGCCAATTCAATAGAACTTGGGGGGGATGGATTTACGACCGAAAACATACCCGTACTTGGATTAATCCACCAAGCATTTATCTGAAATTTGTAGTACTGCGTGCTGTTGGGGTTGTATGCCTCGATATTGAAACGAAAAGTAACCTCCTGCCCGGGACGACAATAAAATAAGCGATACTGAGCATTAGAATCATTCGTATTACTGCCGTCCGCCTTGTAAATAAAAACCGGAACTCTCAGACGGTTACGATTAAGCTGCTTGAACGTTATTTCGTATTCGCCTTCTTCGAGCATAATCTTCCATTCGGCGGGATGGTTATTCGAGCCTCGATAACCGCCCTGAGTATTAAAATTTTTTATAATCGTCTGATTATTAGAGACTCGCTTTAGCTCGTAATACACTGGTACAATGCCCGTTACTTGTTGCTGCGATACGATTATTGTGTTGGCCTCTGTTACGCTATGCGAAGCTGCTTGAAATTCGATTTGCATGATTTTGTAATTTTAAAGGTTCGAAATTAGTTTTACATTGACCTTGTTTTCGTAGTCAATCGTCGCTCCAGCCGCACGCCATGCGGCAATTACGCTTTCGTAATTCTGAATCATATCACGAAGCGTTACCGTTATTGATTGCCCTATCGTTACGCCAGCGTTCGGGTTGTTAGTAATATACTCATTGGTTTGAGCAATTAAATTTAGCGTATTTTGATAGTACGGCGAACCGGGTCTGTCAATAAAAATTGGCTCTCCATTATTGTGAATGACATCACGCATCATGGTATACATGATTGATTTCACTTGGTCGGGGTCAGTGATTGAGTAGTTAGACATTGTTCTTACGTCATTTGCATTTATTTCGCTTTGAATTATGTTTGTAGCATTTGAACGTATATAATCGGCCGAATAATCAGGCTGCCCGAAAAAATTACGACTCTGGAATTGAGTTTTTAGAAATTCAAACAATTGATTATGAGCATTTAGGTCGGCGGTTCCTCTATACAAAACGAGCGGGTCGCTCACTGAGCCAAACTCACCACAGAAACCCACACCCGGTGCGTACTGATTAATTACTTCTTTGATTTGTAACCAAAACCCATGCTGTTGCTCTGAGTTGAACAAATACCAATCAACGCCTAAATTTGTACGGTATAATACGTCAAAGTCAGCCGATGTAGTATCGGTAATCGATGCTTTTCCTGTCTTCGGTGGCTGCACTTGGTCCCAGCTTGTGTAGTTAATACCGTGTACACGGCTTGCCTCTGCTAAAGTCCTATATCGAGACTGTACCCAACTCTTAAACTTTACAACACTTTGTGGGTGATAATCAAAAATAGCACGCATTGCAGGGGTTTTGCTGCCATCGTTTAGAAAGGTCTCATTTTCGTAGTTGAAGCCCATTTCATGTTGTGCAGATGTAGGAATACTAATCCAAACGAGTTTTTCCCCCAGAATCGGGAAATATCTTTGTAAGGCAAGCTGTACAAACCTTTTGACCTTATTGACGGAGGTTTCTTTTGCAAAACAAGCATGACCGGAGCCATACCCAATCCTTGCAGGATTACCCCACTCGTCTTGACATATATCGTTAAACAAATCAAAAGTTGGATTGGACTTAGGATTACCCGAAGCATCATAATAATTAGAATCATCGTAATCTGCTCTTATATTGATAGCTATTTCGGGAAATAATTGATTAGCACGAGCGATAATTGTATCAATCTTACTCCAATCTCCCGTGTTATTGTTCAACTCGTCAATGTTTTTGATAACTGCATCCAGAGGTAGCGAAAAAACGTAAAAGTTAGCTCCAGCCGCAGCGGCATCCTCCATTTGCAGTAATCCCTCAGCTAACAATTCAACTGCGAGACCATCTTTCCAACCGATTCTTTTATCTTGAATCGGCAATAAATTGATAATCGTAAACTGTGCTGATGCCTGAAAAGTCCAGTTTTTGCCCTTGTAATTTTTCAGACCATACCACTTTGTAGGGCTTGGGTTGATGCTCCGAACTGGGTCGAGCCAAAATCTCACACCGTTTGCGGGTTCGAGGTCAGTATAAATTTTGCCAACTGCCTGAGAACTTGGCAGTTTGAACGAGTTGATTACATCTTCTCGTGTCAAGAATTGTGTAATTGCCATGATTATACATTGACGCCCAGAATGGCATCGTAAGATTTGTTGATAGTTGGAGTGATTTCTACGACTGCCCCGATGGAGGGCTTACATTGCAAAATTTCGACTACCCTGCCGATTTTTGGGCGGCAAAGTGTACAGGCTACTTTAAATTCAGTATTCAAAATACTGCCGTTGGTTTTGTGTTTTGCAAAACCAAAATAATTTCCCGATGGTACACCCCAAATAGCCTGGTCATTACCATCGAACCATTCGGCCACTGTCTCTACATTATTATATAGAGAGTATCCGAAAAGATATTCAGCTTTGTTGTTTTTTAGAAGACGGATAGAGACATCACCCGTTTCTTGAACATTACAAAAGACAGATACATTAATAATCTTATTGAAGTTGCCCTCAGATAATTTTGCCCTTGTAAAAGTCAGCTCGTATTTATTAGTGTCGGCGACAGTCCCCGAGTTGATGTATCTGTAAGTCACTTCAAGCGGATTGAACGCCCGAATCTTGCAATCATTGTCGGTGATTTCTACGCAGATTTTTTGAGATTTCAGATTCTTATCATACCATCGCCTAAATGCCGATGTAGTTAGGCCGGTTTCAAAATTAACCTTGAGCGAAACGATTTCCATCCTGCCCGACTCTCCGACCTGCTCCTCAATCGAGAATTGACCGGCCGAAAAATCGCCGTCGGCAAAATCGGCAATCCAGCTTTCGGCTGTCTTAAAAATCACCGATGTTTTGATTTCGGTCTCCGTCGCCCACCTCTGGGCGATGATGTTCTTTGTGTACGCAAGCCTGAGCCTGCGAAGGCCGCCTATATGCTCATTGACATCCTGCGAGTAATCGAGCGGCGAAATAGCACTTCTATTCATCTTTTTGAGATTTACGTTTTCTATATTCAAATTTTTTCAAGGCCTCAAACAGTTCACCCGTTTCAGATAGCTCATACCTTCGACAGAAATCCGAAATTATATCAATATTTAATTTTCTTGGGTGTCTTAATTTTTCAAGCCGGGCATATTCAAAGAATGCATTGCGGGTGATTCGCCTAATCTTAAAATTCACGGCCTTAACAGTACTAAGGCTGATTTTTGAAACCCGGCTACGCCCAAACCGCTTCACCGAGTAATTAATCTCGATGTCGCACGGGTATGTCTTACGGTCAATCTTAGCATCGCGATTCACCTTCAGGTGATTTGCATGACTACGGATTACGGCACCGAGCATTAAACCGACTTCATCGGTCATAATAAATTTGATTTCTTTCGGATGGTAGAGCCTCAAAAAATGATAATTGTCTTCAGTGGTCGGAATTGTGATTTTTGGCATTGGAAAAGTGCAAGGGATTCTTGGAAAATCGCATAAAAAAAAGGACAAAACTACACCCAGATTTCGCAAAAAAAGGCATACATTTGCTGAGTGTTCAGCCAATGCACGCCTTTCTTCATTATCTTTTGCCCCGACCGCTAATCGGGGCTTTGCTTTTCCGTATAAGTCTATTTATTCTATATGCAAGATAGATAATAAATTTTGAAAATTCAGAAATATTTTTTATTTATATTTGAGCTTCACATTAACGACGTATGCTTTATGAAAAAAATTATTCTACTCACAATTTTATCATTGTTGTCAATTTCAACTTACTCTCAAGAGTTAGAAGTAAAATTTGATGATTTTAAGGGAGATACTTTAAAAGATACTTCTTTAGAACGCCTCTTTTCAAACATGAAAGGTACTGCCTACTTTAGATTTATGAAGCGAGGTGGTGGATATACTTTTGTATTAAAGTTAATGATTAACAGGGGTTTGTCACAAGAAATTTTTTCTATATCAGAAGGAAGCGAATTGCTTTTTAAGATGGAAGATAATTCGGTGATGACACTGCGGGCAAATGAATCAGGAATAACAACGCGTGGCGGTGGAGCTAAAGGAATTGTAGGTGCAGAAGCTGAAGGTATTACAATGTTTTATGCCATCCCCGAAAAAGATGTAAGGAAACTATCAAAAATATACGTCATGAAAATGAGGGTATATACAAACAGTGGGTATTCCGATTACGAAATCAAAGAAGAGCGGTCATATATAATAATGAATGCCGCCGAATTGATACTCAAGTAAAAAAAGCAGGGGTTACCCTGCTTTTAAATTTTCGTTTTTCTGGTATTTCCTGAGCATTGTTCCGGGCTGCATCTCCGAATAATTGCGGAGCTGTCGCTCGTTGGTGTGGCCCATCATAAATTTGATGTCGCTGCGTTTGTAGCCAAACTCATTCTCCATCATCGAGGCGAAAGTCTCTCTGAATACCGACGTCGAAAGATTAAACCCCACCGTAGCTTTAGTTAGTCCGCACACGTCACCCAAAAATTTCAACTCCTTGTTCAGGTCCGAAAGGTCGGGGCGGGGCAGAGCTTCGATACTCCCATATTTTTGTATGATTTCATACGCTTGAGGCAGTAACGGTGGCAGCGACCAAATATCTGATTTTGCCCTTTGTTTCACCCAAATTTCCCCGTCTAAGTGTGAGCTACTTAGCTCGCAATAATCTACATAGCTAAAGCCGGTGTGCATCAAGAAAACCGCAATATCACGGCAGCGGCTGAGCGTGGCAAGTTTGCAATCGTAAATTTTTTGCCGCTGAGCCGCTCGGATGTAGTTAGCCCGTTTGGGTGGTGAATACGTCAGATTC